ATATTGCGGAGTAAAGCTGGACCTGGATCAATAAATGTACCGTCTGCGTTATACCCAAGTAGGTATATTGAGGAAGCTAAAGGATCTCTTTCTCCAGGCTGTCCTACTAAGTACTGTGCAAATGTTACTGCATCTTTAGTTACGTAAGCTTTAGCTACTTGTCCAAATTGCGGAGGCATTCCTAAAATAGTACCTAGGTAATCTTGTTGAGTTACCGCTCGCATCTGGGATGGAAACTTAGCTAATGTATTTAGTTTAATAGCTTCTGGTGTATCTCCGTCTCCGCCCCCTACTGCTGGAACGTTATTGTTAACGGCTAAAGTCCCTTGTATTGTACTAGCTACAGCAGGGTTTGTAGGATTAGGAAAAGTTACATTTGAGGATGCTATTTGTGTTAAGCTATTAACACTTACGTTTGCACCTGCTCCGCCTCCAGCTAAATACTGTACTACTAGGGTAGTATTACTAGGAGCAATTCCGTAAGAATCGTTTGTAACGAAGTTTGTAGGATCAAAAGCTGTATTTAGTAAATCAATTCCATTAACAGTGCCTATACCTACGTTAAACGGATTTGGAACAGATCCAGAAACTGCTTGAATTCCGGCTCCAAACTCTAACTGCAACGTATCTTGCGTATTAAATCTAGATACAAACCTTCTCGGAGTATTTACTCTCTCTAAAATATAGGGTACTTGGTTTGCTTCTTGGTATAGTTGCGGGTAAAGTAATGCTGTATTAGTTACAGGATTTAGTATATAATCTTGAGCTAGATATGGAACTTCGTACCACCTGTCGCCTGTAGTCTGATCTGTAACGTTAAGTATTTCGATTATATCGGTATCTTGTATAGTTCTTATTGGAAATCTTTGAGGAGATCCGAAAGTTAGGTTAGTGGTTTTGACTTCTCCTGAAATTGCTGTTGTACTTTTTCGTAAGAGGTAGGTATTAGGGTTACCGCCTACAGTGGTAAATACGGAAATTTCTGTAGGATCTATAGAAGAAGATAAATTAAAATTTATTCTATTCGGACAATAGAAGAGGGTATTTCCTGCATTAGATTTAACCTGTAGTCCGGCTTCTATAATCATTGCATAATTGAAGTCGGGTTCATAATTTAGTCCTGTAGCTGGAACTTGCTGGTAAACATCGAGCGTAACTACAGCAGCAGAAGTTACTTTAGGTCTATAACCGAGCATATAGGCTAAGGTAAACAAGTTATTTGTTTGCTTAGCATACTCTAGAAAATTTTCCTGTATTTGATTATCTAAATAAAATGAAAGTACATCTCCTATGTAAGAAGCCATCTCGATAAACATTGTACCGGGAGATGAAGTTGAGAAGTCGTTATAGGAGGTCGGATAGTACGTTTTTGCATACTCAATTAACGCTGCTCTAAAGCTATTAAAGTCTTTATTTAAGTATGTTATATTTTTGTTAGCCATTTAGACTTATTGAAATGTTATCAGATTCACCTGTATTACTTACTGTGTACGAAAACTGTATTAACAGTAAATTTCTATTAGGATCTCTTTGAAAGGTTAACTCTGTGATTACTACGTTTGGGAAATAAGAAGCTAAGCCGGTCCTAATGGTATCATCTAGAGTATCTGTAGTTTCTTGTGTTATCTGTTCAAAAAGACTCGCTCTAATATTAGCTCCGAAATTGGCATTAAAAATACGTTCACGTCTGTCTGTGAGTAGAAAATTAATAATGTTATACTTAAGTTGCTCCTTAGTAGTATATACGGTACGAAATACCCCCGGTGAATCGAAAGGTAGTGCTACCCCTATTCCTGTAGAAGGTCTAAGGTCAAGTACATTTATATTTCGTAAATTGTAAGCCACTCTTAGATACCCATTTTAGACATCATGTGTGAAAAATCCGGAACTGCATTAATCTCTATCGCTTCTAAATTTGAACTCTTTCTAGCGCTAGCAAACATCTGATCTACAGATTCTACTATCGGTGCATCACCACTAACTCCTCCGTTTAGATTTCCAAAATCATCCGGGGACATAGCTTTAGCAGTTTCAGCTAGGAGACTATTTAACGGATTTCCTGGGCTTAATACCGGAGGTACTAGCTGTTGAGCTACTGGTCTAGTGTTTAAGGTATTAGGAACAGCTGCTCTCTTAGGAGCAGGAGATTCCGTGATAACCTTTGAGTCTCTATTAGTTATAATAGCCTCTCTAAGAATGCCGGCTATCTCTTCTTTGAAGACTGCTCGAACTTCTTCGCGGATGATTTTTCTAAGTGCGTCTACTTGTGCCATACGGTTATAAATATGTGTGAATTATATATTTTTAAAGAGTTATCCTCCTAACTCCCTTATCCTTTTTTGTGCATTTTGTATTTTTATAGTTCTATCTCGAATAAGAGCTATATTAACGGGATTGGGAGGTAGTAGTGCAGCTGCAGCTATTTGAGCTTTCCATTCATCGATCTGAGTTCTTATACCTTTAATTTCATCTTGTCTAGCAGAAGTTGCTAAGTTAGAGGTCAAATTACCAGTAGTTCTGCCTGAAGGATCTTCTCTTTGTAATTGCGTAGCAAGCTGTCTTTTATTCTTAGCCATTTGCTCGCGCATTCTTCTCCTTAATCTTCTTCCTCCTTTAAGGTTATTTATAAACGCTTGTAACCCTAATCCTTGGTTTTCATCTAAATTATCCGCATCATCTAGTTCAGCTTCCGTAATATTTAGATCATCGTCTAATACATCATTAGTATCAAGATAGTTAAGGGATTCGCTTATTACTGCTAGATTTGCAGTATCTAAATTAGCAAGTATAGGGTTAATTAGTCCTAGAGATACTAATTTTTGTTTAACTTCTTCAATAATTATTTTTTCATTAGTTGCAAAAGTTAAATCAGATTGTGCTGCAATCCGGCCGTTTTTATCTAAAGCAATACCTCTCCTACGTCTATTAACTATACCAGTCTCAACTAACTGCTCCTCTTCTACCCGAATTTGATAGGCTCCAAACTCAGCCGTGTTAGGATCTGTTTTACCTTCGAACTGTATAATATAAGCTTCTAGCTGCTCTTTTACTGCTTCAAGCTCTTTATATGTTTCTTCTAATTCAAAAAGAACATCAGAATCTTTCATTGTTTCGCAAGTCCTTAAAACTGCTAGAAGGGTTTCCAGTCTCCTGAGAAGTTCTACAGTATTAGCAAGGAGATACTTTATAAAAGAAACAACTACTGCTAAGAGTCCGTTAACAGCTTTTAGAACTCTTACTACCCCGTCAGCTTCGTTATTAGCACCGGTTGTAGCTTTCTGTAACGTTATCTGTATACCTGCGGTAAGAAACACGCTAGGGGCGGGTAAGTTCTCAAAAAATTTAATTACGAACTTAAATATTTTATAAAATAAGAGTCCGAGTTTAATTATAAATTGTGCAAGTGTTACAATCTTTTGCACTTGGTTGCAAATTGCAATAAAACCTCTTAAAGCATTATTAACTTGCTTTAGGGTAGGTATAATTTTAGTAACATCAATATACTTTTGTAACTGCTGTATTTGATTTCTAATATCAAAACCTAAATAATTTCCAGCTAAATTAGCTAATCCTTTCGGATCCCTAAGATCTAAATTTTGAACAGTTACGCAAACGGTTCTTATTTTATTGACTTTATCAATTAACTTCTGTAAATTAATATCTGAGATTTGTCTATAATCAGTATAGTTGTTAATACTATCTACAGAATCTCTTAGAAAATTTATATTATTTACAAGTCCAGGGACGGCTTGCATAGTTTGTGCGTCTTCTGGAGTAAATAAGGAACCGGTACTTGTACCGAAAGTTAACGTCTGTTTAATGGCTTGCATTAAAAAGTACGTATTATACTTCTGTACCTGTGTTCCTCCACCTACAGGTGCGGCTGTATCTTGTGCTGCAATTAGAGGAGGTATTGCGTTAGGACCTATACCTACGTAAGATCCTATAAATACGTTAGGGTAGGCGGTATACTTATCAATATACTTAACTGTCTTGCCGCAAGCATCTTGAAATCCATAAAAAATTCTCTGTTCCGGACCCCACTCTTCTCTTGGAGGTCTTTTACCTTTTCTTATCTTAACATTATCGTATGCGTAAGTTAATACATTACATAAGTCGACAGAGTTAAGAGCGTTTAATATATTAAAGACTCCAGACTCTGCGAAGGTCCTAAACTTACTCTGCTGCGCAGTCTGCGGAGCGGTCGGAGTGTTTGTAGTATAATTTAATCTACTCCCTTGACTACCGCTAGGAGGTACTAGCTGTACTGTAGTAGAAGGTTGCGTATTACCTCTACCCCATAGAATTTTATTAACCCCTAGCTGAAGCTCTCCTACTAGTCTGCCAGTATTATTGACAAATCTCTCTAGTCCATTAGCTATTTTGCTATTACCCATTATTTAGTATAGGTATTTTGTGATAAACACGTTGAACTATTTAACTGCGCTTTTACCTGTTTAGCAATACCGGCTAGTACCGTAGCTTCCTTTACTATCTGACTCGCAATATTTTCAGGCTGTTCTGCAGAAAACTGTTTTAATTTATCCCCCATCGCAGTAATAGCGTCTAATAACTGTCCGAGTTGGAGTACTGTGCTAGTTCCTTTCAGAACCGGCTCTCCTTTTGCTTGTGCTTCGTATCCTAGTTCCACTACTCTTGATGCTAATATAGTTCTTTCCTCAGCATCTACAGTAAATGTTGCAGGTGATGAAATAGCCACACCTTTTTTACCGAATAAGAAAATAAAATCATCGTAAGAGTGAGTTACTACTCTACCTGAAGTTATAATTGCTTGGTTGCCTAGGTATGGAAATTCTGGTTTATACATGCACTATGTAGGTATGTTTCTACTTGTTATATTATGCGTTACATTATCTTGTTCTTGAGCAGAAGTATTATCTGTACTTGTCAGTTGCTGCTCTACCAATATTGTAGTAGTCTGTATTTGCTCTAACGCAACCTGTAAACTTGTTAATTTAAAACTATTCTGTATATCATCTATTACAATTTTTTGACCCTGGGTTAGATAGATCGAAGAAGGGTCTTTATTTATATTCTCAACAGTAGGAAACCAGGGTATATTGTCGGTAGGTTTTCCTTGTCCGTTTCTTATAATAGTAATCGGATTACCTACACTTCCAGTATTTTCAGACCAGTAGTTTTGTCTCAGCTTACCGTATGTTGTAGAACCTAATCTAATAGAATTGCCCCATCTGCCTTCGAGTGTTACGTCGCCTGTAAACTGTCTTAGAGCTTTTACATCACCTTTTTCGGGAAAATTAGGTCCTAATGGATAAGCTACAGATCCGCTTGCATTTGACGTAGTGAGGTTTGTAGCTTGTTTATTCCGCATACTATTCTCATAACTCCTACTTACTACGTCAACATAATTCTGGTACTCTGCTAAGTTAGGAAACGCATTATGGTTAACAGCATTCCATAAGTTATACGGTGGGAAGTAAAACATGTCAATAGCGTTCCTAGTTACATTCATATTAACACTAGGGCCAGGCATTATATACACTAGCTCTCCTTCGAGAGGGTACTGTTTAAAAGCAGAAAAGATAGGTCGAGCGGTAATATTACCTTCTTGAGACGTATCTTGTATTCCGGATACAACTTGATATGTAATTTCTCCGAGACTAGTAGGATCTAAGTAAAAAGGATCTCGATCTGTAGTTCCTAAATAATAAGGCCCGCGTACAACGTGTGTAACTCTTGCAAGTATAAACGAGTTGCTAAAAGTAGCAGACGGGTCTGCACTTATAGTTTTTACAAAATTACCGAATGATTGATTTAATACTGACATATTACTTACTGATCGGTAGTTCTTTTATTTCCTTTTCTTCTATAGGTGCTGTACTTTTCTGAATATCGGTGAATAGCATCTCTAGATCTTTATCACTAAATCCTCCATCTCCACTAGCCGGCGTAG